TTTATGTGACATTTAGTAACCAGTTTGTTAAAGTTAGTACACTTTATAACAAACGGTAAAAAACCATGAAACAAGTCATTTTAAGTCTTTTATTAGTTTTAAGCTCATTAAGTGTTGCGGAAGCAGGTAGAGGCAGACAACCGTGCTCTGGTAAGAAAGGTGGGGTAAGTCATTGCGATGGTAGTAAGTTTGTTTGTAATGATGGTTCCATCAGTGCTTCTAAAAAGATCTGCTCTAGATAGGTGATGTGATGGGATTGAATTTTAGAAAAAGTATAAAAATTGCTCCTGGAATCCGTGTCAATGTTAGTAAAAAAGGACTATCAAGTGTTTCCGTGGGTGGGAAAGGTGCACGTGTAAATATAAGTAAGAAGGGTACTCGCACAACAGTAGGTATTCCAGGTACTGGCTTATCTTATTCTAAGTTCTCTAGTCATACTAAGAAAACAACACCTAGAAGAGAACCTGATTTTAATAATCCAGATAATGTATGGGGTTACCCTAAATCTGAATGGATAATCAGTGGAGTTATTTTATTTGTAGCCTTAATAATTTTTATTTGGATTATTAGCTGATTTTTTAAATTTTGATATTTGATAGGTTTATATATGAAAAAGATTATTTTATTAAGTTTATTTTGTTTACCAGTTTTTGCTTTAGCGAATACTTCACAACCACTTAATTATCATGATAAATGCAAACTAAGAGGATTTAATTTACTTGCCTATGATGCGAATTTTAAAGAAGCATTTGATTCAAAATTAATGAAATTTGGAGCAATGAAGTCTACAGATTTTGATAAGGATGGCTGTATTAATGAAAATAATCTTATAAATGGAATTCTAACAGCCGAATTTCTTCAAAATAAAAATAAATTTGTTGGACAGCATTTAAAAAGTTTTGTTGCATTTGATTCAAAAAATAAAGAAATTCTTGTGGTTTTAGTAGATGAAGAATCGAAGAGTTATGTAATTGGAGATAAGAAACCTAACTTAATTTCCGCTCTAAAATCTTCTTTTGGTTCAAATGATTACTTTCAAAAAGTAGATATTTCTTCGCCGTTAACGTTCACAAATTTCAATGAGAATTATCAAACAAATAAAGCTGAAAAAGAGTTTTCTGATGTTGTTGAAAAAAGAATTGAAGAAAACAAAAAACTTTATAAAGTGGCAGCTGAGAACCTTAGAAAAAAGAATCTAAAGGATTTAATTCACAAAGATACAAAATACATTGATCAACTTAAAGATGGAGAAGGAAGAAAATCTAACATCAGTGTAATAACAGTGATGGATCCAAATATAGATTTACCGCTTTCAAAAAAGAGCATTTCTCAGAACATATATTTTGTGTCTGTTTTAGAAAAGATAGGTCTCAAAAATCCTTACTCATTTAAGCCTAGAAGTGCAATTGTAAAGCAAGAAGGTGCATTGCTTAAAATTGGACTTGAATATACAGCTCAAAATTCTTATGGAGCTGATGTGGTTGGATTTGGAAATAAAGTTTTATTTCTAGGTAGCGATGGCCAATATCATCCAGATCCAGAAAAGTAATTTTTACATTTTAAAAAGAACCCGCGAAAGCGGGTTTTTATTGCCTAGAGGAAAGTAAGATGGCACAAGAATCACGTCTCGTCATTGTAATTGATGCTAAAAATGCAGAGCGTAATGCACGAAATCTAGGCAATGAATTGGATAGCATTGAGCGTAAAGGTGACTTTGCCACCAAATCAATGGATGCATTATCTGTTGCTACACGTCAACTTGCTGGATACATGGCTGGATTGGTTACTGTAAGTGCCGCCATTTCTAAGATGGACACTTACACTGGTCTTCAAAACCGTCTCAAATTAGTAACTAACAACCAAGTTGAGTTAAACAAGGCAACAGAAGATACCTTCCGAATTGCTCAAAAAACCTATTCAGCATGGGATTCTGTTCTACAGGTCTACCAGCGTTTTAGTGATAATGCCAAAACTTTAAACCTCACAATGGATGACACAGCACGTTTAACTGAAACAGTATCAAAAGCTGTAGCAATAAGTGGTGCAAGTGCAGCAGCAGCAGATGCAGCTTTAGTTCAGTTTGGGCAGGCATTAGCAAGTGGAACATTGCGCGGTGAAGAGCTTAACTCTGTAATGGAGCAAACCCCAGCATTAGCAAAAGCAATTGCTCAAGGTATGGGTATAACTGTTGGAGAGTTACGCACAGTAGCAGCGGAAGGGAAAATTACTTCCCAAGAAATCGTTAAGGCCTTAAAGAATGTTCAAGCAGATGTAGATGCCTTATTTGCTAAAACAGACATCACTATTAGCCAATCGCTAACGCTGCTTAACAATGAAATTACTAAGTTTGTTGGCGAGTCTGGAAAGGGATCTGGCGCAGCAGAAGTATTGTCAGGTTCTATTAAAACGCTTGCTGGTAACTTAGATGTTTTAACATCTGCAATGATGGTTGGTGGCGCATACTGGCTTGGAACATATATTCCTGCTATTTATGCATCAGGTGTAGCCGTAGCAGCGAAAACTAAAGAATTAGCTGCTCAAACCTTTGCACAATATACGGCAATACAAGCAGATAGAGCAGCAGCAGCTCAACAAGTACTTTCTACTCAAGCAGTTGTAGCAAATACCCAAGCAACTTTAGCGGCTATTGCGGCTGAGAAGGCTCTAGAAGTACAGCGACTAAAATCCCAAATCACTGAAAAAGGGCGAACAGCCACAATTACCCGAATGGCTGAGCTTAAGAAGATTGAGGCTCAAGTCACAAGAGAATTGGCTGTAGCTGAGGAGGCTCTGGCAGTAGCTCAATCGAGATCAGCTGCTGCGGGCGCTGCTACTGTAGGAATTGGTTCACGCCTTTTAGGTTTACTTGGTGGTCCAGTTGGTATTGGTATTACAGTTGCAAGTCTGGCTGCTGGATACCTCTTAATGCGTGACAATACTAATGAGGCCAATAAAAAACTAGAAGAGCAAGCAGCAGTTGCTAAAAAAGCAAAAGAAGAACTTCTTGCACTTAAAGGGCTTGAAAAAGATTCTGCGATCAATGATATGACCGCTTCATTTGAACGCCAGAATCAAGCACTTGCTGAGTCAAGTAGTAAAATAAATATCCAATTGAATGCTATTGCTCAACTCTACAAAGGCAATAAAGAGATTGTTCAGGTTGTTAGTGATGCTAGAGATGGCACTATTAGCATGAATGATGCTGTTAAGCGCTTTAATGAGTTGCGTATTAGCAAGGATATTTACAACGCTTTGAAAGAGAACTCTTCAGAGTTTGAAAAGAACGCTAAAGAAGCCAAAACTACAAAAGAATCACTAAAGCTTTTCGGTATTGAGGTGGAGCTATCTGGGCGTAAAGCTCAAACGGCTGTGGCTGGAATTGATGACAACTCTAAAGCCTTAATTGGCAATGAAAGTGCAGCTCAAAAGGCAACTAAAGCTCAAAAGGGTTATTTTGATAGCTTACGTGCGGAAGTTCTGAAATCTAATGAAGAATTGGCGCTCTTAAATCTTGGCTACAGTGAAGAAACTGTTAAAAAGATTCTTGAGTTGCAAAAAGCTAAGCAAGCGGTAGTACCTCCTGGTACAACTGCAATTGTCACTAAAGAGGAGATGGACCAGATTGCTAAAGCCCAAAAAGCTTTAGATGCTCTTAAAGAAAAAAAGGATGCACTGACTGCTGCTGAACGTAAACATACAAGTGAACTTGAAAAACAGCAAAAAGTACTTTCAGTTAATGCCAAAGTTCAGGCAAATGCTGCTAAATATGGATTTGCAGGTATTGAATCAAAGTACAATTTGCCAGCCGGCACATTGTCAGCGCTTCATATGATTGAATCTCGAGGTAATGCAAAAGCCTATAACAAAGAAACCGGAGCCACTGGTGGATTTCAGTTTCTCGAAGGTACTGCCAAGCAATATGGCGTAAAAGACCGCACTGATTTAGCACAATCTGCTGAAGGTGCCGCTAAGTACATGTCTTATCTTTTGAAGCTTTTTAAAGGTGATTTAGAAAAGGCTGTACGTGCATATCATGCAGGTGAAAGCAATGTAATGAAGGGTAAAGGTATTGGTAAAAATAATAATCAATACTGGAAAGACTATCAAAGTTACATGGCTGGTATTAATGGCTATTCTGCTGGTGATATCTCATCAAAAGACTTTGATAAGCTTATTCAAGATACCACTAAAATGGCCGAGGAGCAGGCAAAACTTCGTCTTCAATTAGAGAATGAGGTTGCTAATCAAGTAACAAAGATTAGGTATGATCTGGCCAAAAAACTTGAGGATGTTGATAAAGCTAACTTTAGCCCAGAACGCAAGGCCGAAATTAAAGCAGAACTTCAAGCACGTGCAGATAATGATATTGCTATTGCTGAGCAAGCTACAAAGACTAAGCTTGATTCATTCCGAGACTACACAAAGACGGAAGAGCAAATATTAAAGGATAGCTATGCCAAGCGTCAGTTTGAGGCCGAGCATGACCTAGATTTAACTAAAGATCAGCGTAAAGAGGCTGTTGATCTATTAGCTCAACAATTAAAGCAAGAACTTGGGTTAATGCAATTAGCTCAGGAACAGCGGTTGTTTCAAGCTCGTTTATCATTGCTTTCGGAAACGCAAGCCATGCAGGAACGTTACAGACTCGAACGGGAGGAAATTCTTAAGAATACTAAACTTTCCATTAAAGAGCGGCAAAAGCTAATCGCATTCTCTAAAGCCAATCAGGATAAAGAGACTCGCGATAAGGTGAATAACGCTGTTCAAAACTGGGGTGGTATTCAGGCTGATATGAATGGTACCAGCGAGTTCTTCAGACAGGATCAGGAGCGGTTTAGCCGTTTAAATGCTGCAAATGATTTAGCAGATAGTCAATTTGCTGCTACTGATCTGAATGAACAAAACTCTTTAGATGGTCTTGATGCTCAAATGGAAGCAGGACTCATTAAGCAACAGGATTACGAAAATCAGAAAACAGCTATCATTCAAGCTGCTCAGGACCAACGTAATCAGATTGCTGCTGAACATGCAAAGAATGTTCAGGATATTGAAGATAAATATCAGCAAGATCGTTTGAACACCCAAATTGCATTTGGTGGCCAAATGATGGGTTCACTCACATCGATGTTTGGTTCAATGTTTGGTGAGCAGTCTAAAGCATACAAAATAATGTTCGCTGCAGATAAAGCTTATGCGATTGCAGCTGCCGGTATTGCGATTCAGCAAAATATTGCAGCAGCTTCAAAAGCTGGTTTTCCTCTTAACATCCCATTAATTGCTGGAGCTGTTGCACAGGGTGCTAGCATTATTGCAAACATCCGTGCAATCAAAGATCAAGGCTTTGCAGATGGTGGTTACACTGGATCTGGTGGAAAATATGAACCTGCAGGTATTGTCCACAAAGGCGAGGTGGTCTGGTCGCAAGAGGATATTCGCCGTTGGGGTGGCGTTGGGTTAGTTGAAAATATGCGTAAGAGTGCAAACCCTGAAGCATTTATCAATAATCATGCACAGAACAATACTTCAATAGAGAATGTTTTTAACCGTTCTTTCTTGAGTTCGAAAGCCTTTAATGACAACAAGTCGATTTCAAATATATCTAACCTTTCTAACTCAAAAGTTCTAAATAGTAATGTTTCAAACAGTACTGTGCAGAATGCTAAGAAAGAATTGCTGAAAGAAGTTTCTATCTTCAAAGACAATGGTTTTGCAGATGGAGGATATACAGGCAAAGGTAAGAAATATGAGATTGCTGGTGCCGTGCATAAAGGAGAAATTGTTTGGTCCCAAGATGATATTAAAAAATGGGGTGGTGTTGATAAAGTTGAACAGATGAGAAGGGCTACAAGTCCAGAATCATTTGTTTCTAACTATGCTCAAAACCATACCACTTTTGAGAGTATCTTGAATCGGGCCCACCAGAGCTCAAGGATTTTTAACCAGAGCAAAGAAATCTCGAACATCTTTAATCAACCCATTCAAGATGGCCAGATAATTTATAAGGGCAATGGCAACGTACCTACTTCAGCAACTTCTGATCTATACCACGATGGCAAGGTCTACTTCTCATCCAATGGTTTAGTTCAGGATCGATCAAATCTTGACGATGTTCAAGACTTCACGATAGGTCAAGCTGCTCGACCTCAAGCTGAGATTATGCCTTCAATTGAGCCAGCTGCACCGACAATCAATTTCAAAATTGAAGTGATTAATCAGGTGAGTGGGGCGACAGTTGAAGCGAACAACTGGAGAGCAACAGTCGGATCATTGTTAAGATGAACTGGATAAGCAGCTTCCAAGAAGGTACCAAACTTGTAAGTGACAAATGAATCCAAACTCAACATTAGTCGGTCTTTGACTGAGAATACGACAGCGAGAAGAAATCGTACTTAATAATTTGAACCCTTTTCGGAGGGTTCATTTTCATAATATTTAAATTTCAAGGTGATAGAGTCTATTGGCATTAAAATTGATGGTTAAGACATGAAAAAAATAATTGTAATTTCTACAACACTTTTAGGCCTTACGGGATGTGCCATTCCAGCGGTAAATAATCTCGTAAGATCTACAAATATGTATCAAGATGAAATAGCAGGTGATACAGCGAATTTAAGGGTTTATAGAAGTAATGTACCCATGGTGCAGTTCTATATTACTTATCAAAATAATGAGGGTGAAAAAATTTCAAAAAACCTAATAACTAAGCAGATTTCAAATAATTTAACAAAGTATGGCTCTATGCATGAGCCCAAAAAATTAAATATGCCTAAACCCACAATCAGTTTAAATAATGGTGAAGAGTTTTTTGAGTTTAAAGTACCCGCAAATAAGAAGTTAACTTTCAGGCTTACTTCTGTTATTGGGTCAACTACTATGTATAGTTGTGATGTAAAAATGGACTATCAGTTGGAAAGAAATGGAAATTATGAATTGATCCGTTTTAAACAGATCAAAGATTTTGTGAATCCAGTTTTACTGACTGAACCATCTCAAGATGGAGCTTACTGCAAGTTTGTAGTGAAAGAGATTTTTGAAGATGGTAAAGAAACTATTATTAAATCGATTTCTTAAGTTTTAAATACTTTATTAAATAAGGGAAAATTGCGATGCATCAGAGTGAGGTTGGATTCTGGGGTGGTGGTAGTATGTATGTATCAGGTGTTCCTAATGATGTACAGAAGTTCTTTGAAGCACTCACAAAATTATCTTTAAAATTTCCAAATGATTTTGAGTGGCCTTTGGTACTTAATAGATTATATAAAAAATATGTTCGATATGAAGATATTAATAAAACTAAAGAGATTATGGATTTCTGTAAATCAAAACTGACAGAGCCATCTGAAAATGAAGATACGAATGTATTTTTAAAGTACTTTAGACAATTTGATTCTGCAGTAGAGAGCGCAATTTATTTTTACGAGTATTTCAATGATTATGTACCAGTTAGAATAGCTGTGGTTGATTTACCCTGGCAAATGGTTGAAGCCCGAAGACCTCTTCGTGAATATGATCAATTAGAAGGCGAACCTTATTGGTTGACTGATTATAGTTGGGAAGAAATGGAACGGTTAGGCAACTTATAAATTGTAGATTCTTATTATTTAAAGCCCCTTTGGGGCTTTTTTATTACCTGAAGGAAAGTTATGTACAAGTTAAAGCTAAATCCTCAGACCAGCGGCTATGGCGTAACACCGGGTGATGATGTAAAGCGTCAGCAGATGGATGGAGGTCGTGGTCGCTATTACATCGATGTAAAACGTAATAGTCATATTGTCGATGTGAACTGGAATTTAAGTAAATCCGATTTTAATAAAATGATGGCGTTCTGGCGGGTCTACCAGAATAAGCCGGCTTCATTTTATGCGGATCTGGTGATTGATCAGGGAGCGCGGCAGCAATACCTGTGTAACTTCATTCCGAACTCGCTCAAGACCAATGAAGTGAATGGCAACCTTTACCGGGTAAATGCGCAGCTCGAAGTTGTTCAAAACCAGCCTAACTTTGCTGCAGATATAGCATTAATTAAAGATTGGGAGGTCTAATGGATAACGAATATGCCAAGTTCTTTTTCAATCGAAAAGTTGATGTCTATCAATTGGAGTGTATTGAGCTTTCTCATCCTTCTTTTATGAATACATACCGAATAGTCCGTAATGATGACCGAGGTGTTTATGTTCAACATAAGGAGGGATCCGGTCAGGTCTATTATGAATTTTTGCCAGCATCTATTCAAAGATCCGGAATGCTGGGTGATCTGGACCAGACATTAACAGTCTCTATATCTGGTTTAGGTGATGTAATGCCGGATGAGTTTGAACGGGTAATAGAAGGTCAATTTCCCGATGTAAAGCCAACAGTAAATTACCGGATTTACAGTTCAGACAATCTGAATTCTCCAATGTTTTATTTACTCGGACTACAACTCTCAAGTGTCGCCATGAACCATAAAGCTGTGACATTCAAGGCTGAATCACCACGATTAAATACCACTAAAACTGGGGACATTTTTGCACTGGATCGCTTTAGTGGTTTGAAGGGGGCTATATGAAAAGTCACGATCATTTGCTCGATAGGCAATATGACGATGAACACTACAATTGTG